TAACCTTTGAAACATACCACGACTGTCTTCTGAAGATCTTGCGTAATTCTTAAACCATCCCTGTGCTTTAAAATAATCGTTGCTCATATTAAGTTGGGTCGTAATCACCTTGGACATCTGTTACAAAGTCTGAAGGATTTTCTTGCATTTGTTTTAGTTTCTTTTTCTTTTGTAAAGTTACTGAAATGTCGTTTATTAATTCTTTTTTACCACCTAATTCTGCAAGTTCTGATGTATCAGAAAATAAATTTTTTACTTCATCAGTTGTGTTTTCTCCTATTTCAATACTATAATCATCCGGTCCAGTTTGTCTTCCTTCTGGAATACTTTCAGTTGCTGAAAACTCGTCTGCTGGTTTACCTTTAGTTCCTTCATCAGCTATACCTGGTGTGTATCTCATG